GCAACCACCGACGTTCCGCATTGCTACCGAGCCGGTGAAAAAGAAAAACCCTTACGGCTGGGTTTAGGTCGTGGCGATGATGGAGCGCGAACCCAGTGAAGTCGCTACATCAAGACCAAAACCCATGCGTAAGGGCTTAACTGGATTCCACGCCCCACCACAGAGCGACCTGTCTTTTTCACAGGCGAAGGGATTGTAAAACACGAACAATACGATGGTCAACGATCAAGGATTTGCCCTACTCGCTGCACTGACCGACCGGCGTCCACCAATCCTGAGTCAGCATCCGCTTTCTGGCGAAGAGGATTATACGATAAGCAGTTCTTGTTACAATCCGCTCTCCAAGCGGATTGTAACAAGAGCCCCTTAAATAAAGGAACAACCGTTTAAACGTCTCAGGCTTGTGCAGTGCTTGTTCAGTGGCTCATTCTCCCTACCAGTAGTGAAGAGAAACACAGAGCCCTGCCTTAGATGTAGCGCTTGTAGCGCTTGTAGCGCTTGTAAAGGCAACCCCGCAAATGTAAGCTCTGCTCGTCGTCATGGAATTAGAGCCTCCGCTGCGACAGGCTGGTTTCCCCTCCGTTATCCAGCCCTCCCTTTAGACCGCCTTCGGGCGGTCTTTTTTTGGTCGGGTGACACAGACCCCTGACCAAGCAACGCGGACGCAATAGCGGCCTTCTGGTCAAGCGGTACGATGGTTATCACAGTGTGAGGTGACTCCTTATCCAGCGCCCAGTAGGTATGCCGCTCCTTCACCTGTCGGTCGTTGGTGTAGATCAGGTCTTGCATGAGGTCGAGGATCAAAGTCTCGTCCAGATCAGGGCGGCGGGAAGCGTAGTGGATGGTCATGATGATCGCCACATCCCCGTCGAACATCGGATCGAGCTTCGGGCATTGTTGTTTAAACGACTCACCGTAGTCCCTCGCCTTCTGAGACTTGATGAACGCCGGTCTGCCGCGAATGGTGACCAGCTTCCTGCTGTTGGATTTCGATGCGGGCTCACCATGAATGGTGAAGGTAATCGGTAATAGCTGTTGCATTGTTCTCATAGTTGCGCTATCGTCCTATTTCATTAAACGGAAGTCTGAATGGAAGTCACAAACAATTTCGGTGTTCCCGAAACACTTATGGCTCTCGCCAAGAGAGACTACTACAGTAAGGGCAAGGCTGACTACTCCGTCACGGAGTTGCTCTCCCCTCCCCGAGTGCAGCGACTGCGGAGGCTCTACCGCGAAGAGATGAAGCAGGATGTTTCGCAGATGCTCTGGCAGTTGATGGGCTCCGCCTTGCATGTGGTTGCCGAGCGGGGCCAAGCGGCTGGGCATGTGACAGAGGAACGCTTGTTCACTACCTTCGAGGGTGCGGTGGTGTCCGGTGCGATTGATGTGCAGCAGGAGGAAGACGATGGCGTGACCATCATGGACTACAAGTTCACTTCCGCGTGGGCAGTCATGAATGAGAAGCCCGACTGGGAACAGCAGCAGAACGTATACGGCTGGCTGGTTCGGCGCGAGAAGAAGAAGAACGTCAAGGGCGTGAAGATCATCGCCCTGATCCGCGACTGGAATCGCAGGGAAGCCGAGCGGCGGGAAGACTACCCCAAGGCACCCATTCAGGTGATCGAATTGCGCCTGTGGTCGCACGAAGAAGCTGAGGAATTTGTTCGCAGTCGTATCACTGCACACAACACTGGGAAGGTGGCGATTGCGTTCGATGAAGAACTCCCGCTATGCAGTGATGAAGATCGCTGGGTGCGGGAGACGAAGTATGCGGTCATGAAGCAAGGCCGCAAGAGAGCAGTCAAGTTGTTTGATAACGAAGCAGACGCGAAGCTATTCGCAGAACAGGAGAAAGGCTATGTCGAAACAAGAAACGGAGAAGCAATTAGATGCGCTGGTGATTACTGCGGCGTGTCCCAGTGGTGTTCCCAGTATCGTCAACAAAATGCTGGAGGTGATGAGGAAGGTGGGGTACGTCCAGAAGGACGGCAAGAATGAGTTCCATGGCTACAAATACGCCAGCGAAGCGAACCTGATTGCCGCCCTCCGACCGGCGCTGATTGATGCCGGTCTGGTGCTGATCCCTTCCGTTACCAGCGTTACGCAGGATGAGTATGGCAACACGCATGTGATGATGAACTTCACCCTGATGGATGACGAGGGTTATACCTTCACGTTCAGCGGTGCTGGGTCAGGTAACGACCGCAACAAGAACGGCGTGGGTGACAAGGGTATCTACAAGGCGATCACTGGCGCAAACAAGTATGCGCTGATGAAGACCTTCCTGCTTGAGACCGGCGATGATCCCGAGGTTGTGTCCGACCATGACCGTGGCACCGTCAGCCAGCCCGAGACCAAGGCCAAGCCCGAGAAGCCGAAGGGTTTAAACGAGGATCAGAAGCTGCTGATCAAAGCTCTGAAGGAGTTCGCTGGGAACATGACCAACGAAAAGGAGCTAAAGGAACTCTGGGGAGAGAACCTTCCCAAGATTGAGGAAATCGAGGCGGTTGATCCTGCTGCCCACGAAGACCTGAAGGAGCATTTCCGTGCAACTCGCACCAAACTCAAGGAGAAGAAATGAATCAAGAACGTGAAGTCCGCCCCAACTCTGGGGTTCTGTTCAGCGTTGCAGCCAAGAAAACGCAGAATTCCCCCGACTACTTCGGTGACCTTGCCATTTCGGCCAGCGCGATCAGGGTTGTCGATGGCGTTGCTGTGGTGAAGATCAGCGGCTGGAAGAAAACATCCAAGGGCGGCAAGACCTACCTGTCTCTGGCTGTTAATGACCAGCAGATGGCTCCCTCCAATAATCAGAAACAGTCGGGAGACGATGATGAGCCGTTCTAAGAAACGCGGCAGACCGACCGCGCAGGAATCGGCTAACCGCGACCTTGGCTTGACGATCTGCAAGCAGGAGGCTGAGATTGATGAGCTTCGCAACATCATCAAGGAGCGTGACAACGCCATCGTCGGATACAAGGCGGTGATCAGCTACCTCGAATTCCAACACGGCATGAAGGAATCTCAGTAATGGCACTTCAGTTCGAGGCTGTAAAGGTTGCCCTGAAACAGGATGCTACCGGCTTCGTTCTGACCCTGAAGATACATCCCGACGAACTTCCCGAAGAAGTCATTCGGGATTTTGTCGGGGCCAGATACGCATTGGCGATGGTGAGGATCAACGAAGATGAAACGCCTCGCCAATACGAGAACAGGGTTAAGAAGGCTGGCATTCTGTGTCGAGACATTCGCTTCCGTCAGTGGATCGAAAGGCTGGAAGGGCAGCCCTGCGAAGACGAAGAGCGGGCGGTGGCATGGTTGCACCACACCTGCATGATCAAGTCGCGCACTGAATTGAACGGCAACAAGATGGCACAGAAAGCGTTTGATCAGATCGTGGAGAAATACGAAAGGGAAAAAGATGAGCCGTTTTAAAACCTTCCATCCGCTGATGATATACATCACGCTCAAACAAAGAGCGGCGGCGAAGATTTTTGCGCGGAAGGAACGCATTCCCCTGTCCCAGCTTGTGCGTGAGGGACTGGCAATGCGGATGAGCCCCGGCGATAGATTCAACGCTGGCTTCAACGAAGCGATTAAACAGGCGATGGATGTAACGAAGAACTCCAAGGGTGGGCAGATGCGCTTCCCGTCCGGCAAGTCCTTCGCAGATATCGTGTGTGATGATTTAAACAACCTGATCAGGAAGGAAGAAGAAAATGGAACTGGCGGATTACCAACAGATGGCGATGAGGACGGCGAAGCGGGTGGAGTTCCAGCTTGACCTGACCCACGCAGCATACGGTCTTGCTGGCGAAGCCGGAGAGTTTGTTGATGCCGTGAAGAAGCATCAAATCTACGGGAAGGAACTCGACAGGGAAAACCTGCTGGAAGAGATCGGAGACATCCTGTGGTATGCGGCACTGGCGGCAGAGATTCTCGGAGCAAACCTTAACTACATTGCTTCGCAGAATGTAGGGAAACTTCAGAAGCGGTATCCCGAGAAATACACCGACCTTCTGGCAAGCGAACGGTTAGACAAGAAGTAATTTAAACACGGAGGCTCTACAAATGAAAAAGCTACAGAAACGATCCATGACGATTGCCCTTAACATTATGACTGCACTGGGGGCTACCTACACCATCACCCTGCCTGATGGCACAAAGCACAGCAACGCACCTGAAGAGCCAGTCAATTACCAAGGTCGCAAAGTCAAAGATGGCCGCAGTTATGGCGAACTTGCTGCTCACTACCGGCCCTTCATTGATGCTTTGAAACCGTCTGAATTTGTGGAGGTTCCGTTCAACGGTTACGACCCAAGCAACTTGCGCAGTGCCATTTCGGCGTGGGGCTGTCATCTATGGGGTAAAGGCTCCCTGCTTACTGCCGCAAGTAAGACCGGCATCGAAGTCCTGCGCGTCAAATAATCAACGACAAGTCGGGGGGATTAAATGAAGCCTTACTTTATCGACGGGCCGGTACTGATCAAGCGCATGGCCGTGGCGCTGGTCGCTGGGTTGTTTGTTGGTGCAGCAGCAGCGGCGGTGGGATACAGGGTCAAGGAAGTCGAACCCGCGATGCAGAAGGTTGCGCTGTCGGTATGCCCTCTGCCGCAGACCGAAGGGGAGATGACGGTATACGTTGTTGAGAATGGCGCAATCAAATGCTGGAGATGGAAATGAATAAAATTCAAACTAAGGAGAAGCAAATGGAAGAAAACGTAAATACTATTTCTATCAATGGTGTTAGTTATGTTCGAGCTGATTCTGTGCAAGCTGCACCTACTGGAAATCGGTCAGTAGTAGTTGTTGACCGTGGGTGGATTTTTGCAGGTGACGTAAAAAGAGAGAACGGAAGAATCAGACTTTCTAGGGCTGTGTGGGTGCTCCGATGGGATTCGATTGGATTTGATGGAGTCATTGCAAACCCAAAAGATAAAAAAGTAACTATTAAAATCATGAAAAATAAAATTGATATTCCAGAAGGGGCTGAAATTTTTAATGTTCCAGTCGATGACGATTGGGGTTTGTAATGTTTTTTAATCCTGTTGGATATAGCGACGGCGACGGCGACGGCTACGGCAACGGCGACGGCGACGGCGACGGCTACGGCGACGGCACAGTAAGTCCTAATCGTATTAGGAGGTGGAAATGAAAACAACACTAAACGCAATAAGAAAGTATCTCCCCTGCGCTGAAGGCTGGAAAAAACTGTTGCAGCACTTGGGCAAAACAGAAGCCGATGACGCGCCACTTTTAATCAGCACAATTTTGGCCAGCAACGGCCTCGATGATGCTCTGTGGTGCTTACGTGCCGTTGATGGTCACGACAAAGAGATACGTCTGCTGGCTGTGGCGTATGCAAGGAAAGTGCAACACCTGATGGCTGACCGCCGAAGCATTGCGGCACTTGATGTCGCAGAGCGACATGCTCACGGTCAAGCATCTGACGATGATTTGATTGCGGCGAGGGCTGCGGCTGGGGCTGCGGCGTGGGCTGCGGAGTGGGCTGCGGCGAGTGCTGCGGCGAGTGCTGCGGCGAGGGATGCGGCGAGGGATGCGGCGAGGGAATCGCAAGCAACCATGCTGCTCGATGTTTGTAAATCAATCGAAGGGATTGAGAAATGACCGACACGAAGCCGACTTTGGCCGAGCAGATTGAGCATCAGATTGGGATATGTTACGCAACCCCAAGCGAATACGAACGCGCAAAACTTGCCAGCCTTGAAGAACTAGCCGCCCTCTCGCAGCCGACAGAGCCGGTGGCGTGCTGGCAATACTATTACAGGGTTAATGATTGCGAGGCTTCCGATTTCGCATCACCTGATTGTGTTTGTTGGCATAACGAAGGAACGGGGCCGCGCCCAAACGAAAAAAAAGATGACGAAAATAAATCGGTTATTTGGCGCTTTCTAAAAACCGCCCCCGTATCCGGCGTGCGGGATTTATCCGGTCTACCGATGATCATTGCCGGTGCGCTGTTTGACTTTGCCGGATACCTGACAACGCGACCTATCGCCGTGAAATACGGCGCAAGCGAGCCGTCTGGAAGGATCATCGACGCGCTGGAACAGTGGGCAGCATCGAGAAATTTAGTGCTCGACGATGCTGCCGTTCAGTCGTGGCAGGAACACATCACCCGCGCCGCCGATCAGGTCAATGCAGAGGTGAAATCATGAGCGAATTAAAGCCGTGTCCGTTTTGCGGGGATAGCAAAGCCTATATCAGCAGGGAAACTGACCCTGATAATTGTCTGTGGGTAAAAATCCAGTGCCGTAAATGTGATGCAGCAAGCAGCCCTAAATGGTGCAGCAGAGGTAACGATGATCCGCTTTTCTATGAGGAAATACGCGAAGCATGGAATCGTCGCGCCGATCAGGTCAGCCAGCAGGATGCGGTGAGTGTGCCGAGGGAGTGGACTTACGAAATGGTAAAGGCGTTTGAGGACAACGGCGGGAAGTTTTCTCACATGGCGCTAGAGGCTTCGCTCCGAGCCGCGCAGGAGGGGAATAAATGAGCTTGTCGGTAACGCCGATAGACTTTGCGGAGGCTAATGCTTTTGTAGCCTCCTTCCATCGCCACCATAAGACGATGGTGGGCTGCAAGTTTTGCGTAGCGGTTTCTTGCGATGGTGAGGTTAAAGGCGTTGCGATTGTTGGAAGGCCGGTTAGTCGGCATTTAGATGATGGCTGGACGCTAGAGGTTAATCGCTGCTGCACTGACGGAACCCGCAATGCTTGTTCAATGCTTTACGGTGCCGCGTGGAGAATTGCTAAGAACATGGGATACCGGAAATTGATTACTTACACGCTACCGGAAGAAGGCGGCGCAAGTCTCCGAGCAGCTGGCTGGACGCTTATCGGTGAGCGCGGCGGCGGTAACTGGAATGTTCCGAGCAGACCGCGGATAGACACTAAGCAACATTTAACAGGACAGAAATTACTATGGCAAACCAAATGACCACAGACACCGCGCAGGAGTTGAAGAAATGAAGCGCATAACAATCTACGTCAGCGATGACAACATCATGGCGCACCTTCCCAACAATCAAATTAAATTCCTGACGTTTATCCAATTCCTGCGGTTGGCATGGGAGGCATTGCGTAATAACGTAGAAGTAAGAATTGAGGAAACCAAATGACCACAGACACCGCGATGTCGCTGCTGGCGGAAGCACGTAAGTATATTCAGCATCTCGATGATTGCCGGATACTCTCCCTTAACGGCCCATGCACTTGCGGAGTTGCTAACTATTCATCGCGCATCACCGCCCTGCAATCCATCAAGGACGCGGGGGATGATGTGGTGGAGCCGGTTGATGTTGCGATGCTCCGTAGTTATGCAAGTCTTGGGCTTGGATGGGGTGTTGATGTAAAACCTAACCAGATTAAATCCGTTGCTGACTACATCGACACTCTCCTAGCTAAATACAAACTGGCGTGTGTTCAGCGCGACGAGTTCAGGAAGGATGCGGAACGATGGGGGTAAGTACAAAAAAACCCATTTTCAGCCACGGATGCCTTACTGAAAGTTGTTGATGTAAACAACCCTTGTGATTGGCACAAACAATCTAACGCAGCCATTGACAGCGCGAGGAACAAATGAGCTTTATATCTGAACTGGAAAGACTGAAAGAGAAGGCGACTAAGGGGCCGTGGTGGAAATGGCCTGATATGCCGTATCTGTTTAGCGGCGACAAGGAACAGAAAAACGCTTACACGCACGCGACCAGAGTGTGCAGGATTGACTATACCGACGCTGATGGTGAGTTAATTCAATTCCTCCGCAACCACGCCGACGAGATAGCGGAGTTGGTGAAAGCGGCTGTGACTCTCGTAAAGGATTACAACAACCAATGCTATCTTGAATCATCGGCGGCAGAACTATCGGAAGCCCTCGCCGCACTGAACAAGGAGAAACCATGAGAGAGAGAATTGAGGAACTGGCAAAAAAGATGAACACGCTGGATGGCGATGTGTATGTATCCAAATACGGAACTCTTTACAAGCAACACGTTGAAGCCATCACAACCGCAGTCAACGAAGCC